TATAATATTCCAGATTAGGACATACAATATTATGTTTTTTGCAGATATATCTAAGGATTGTAGGGTGAGCATTAACCATATCAATATCGGTTGCATTCATTCCCCTAAAAATAAGAGACCTAAATAAGCCAGTTAATCCTTGTAATGATCCTACTGAAAAAAGTCTACCACCAGTTCCTATTGGAGTTGATAATGAATAAGAATAAATCCTCTTGATTTCGCCACGGGTTTTAATAGCTGTTTTACAAAATTGTTTAAGAATATCAAACATGACCCGAATATCTTTAACAGTTGGAGTTTTCCTATTATTTTTACTGCAATCACTAGTAATAATATTCTTATAGTTTTCAAATGAAATACTATTCAAATAATGAACTTCTCTAAGCGGAACTCTCTCAATCAACTCCATTTTATAATATTACTAAAGAAAATATTTTTATATCCTTTTTTTTTTATAAAAATATTTAAGTTTTTCCTAAAGTTTTTTTTATGGATTATTACAAAGTTCTTGTAAAAACTCATTTATAACATTAATGGCAATATTAGCATCTTCCCTGTGAAGTTCGTTAATAGCTATTTTTACTTTTGCTACATAAGGAAAGAGCTCTCCATATTTTTTAATTTTTTCAGTATCTAACCCAGATTTGTATTTATAATAATAAAGTTTATTTCTTCCTCTTGTAGTTTCAGGATCTTCTGCATATTTATTTCTCATATATTCACGCATATAAGTGGTCATATCTTGGGTCTTCTTTACCTTTTTTGCAGGAATAAGCAGAGGTTCAGTATTCATTTATATAATATATTGATATAAAATTTTTTTATATTATTTTTTCCTAAACATTTTAAAAATGAGTATTTTCTGTGGGGTTCTTCTCTATAAAAGGAGTTCTTATCATATATGGTCTTGGATTCTTATAGTTGTTATTATAAATGGTGGGTTATGGTTTGACGCCAAAATGACGCCGTGACGCTTTTTTTATACCCTTATTTACAACTTTCTTTTTTTCTATAGAGAAAATAAAACAACAAGTTAGAAAGTAGTTACCGTTTATAGGAAAGTTGTAAATAAGCCAAAAAAAATGGCGTCAAGGCGTCAAAAAAGCGTCAAGATTTATATGATTTTTATAATATAAAACCAAGGTCATTATCTCTAACTTTAGAAATTCCCATTATTTATTTTCTCTGTGAAATGCATAATGGATACTCATCGTGCCGTCAAAGTTGGTGTTTCGCCAAAACAATTATCTCGTCTTCGTAAAGGGTATAAGGTTAGGGTTCGGCCACCCATGGAAGGGTCTGGTGTTATTGTTGTGGTTGACCCTTCAAAATATGATTTGGTTACCAGAACTTTTAGCAGAAATAAGGGACTGGAATTAGCTTTGTCTCCCCAAGAACTTGCTGTGAATAAAGACATGGAGCCACAGATGCAAGGATCCGGTATTTTTGGAAAGAGTTTTGACAGGGCTGTCGGTCAGGTTATTGGAAAGAAGAATAGAAAAATAATTTATGACACTGCTAGAGAACTACTCCCTTTAGCCCAAAGTGGTTTGGTTGGTGGTATTACCTCTGCCGGTGCCGCTCTTGCTGTATCCCAACCTGAACTTGCACCATTTATACCTGCCGCCATTGCTGGTCTCTCCACTCTTGGAAGTGATTATCTTGCTAATCCTTCTGCTTATCAAACTACCAACAAGAAGAAACTTGGTAGAACGATGGCTGGCAAATATGCTAGGAATGTTGCTATTCAATCTCTCAACAAGGAACTAGGGACTAATATGGACAGTTTGACTACTGCTGGTATTGCTGATGCTGTTGCTAATAAGGCTTCTGCTGAACTCACTAAGAGACAAGTTCAAGCGTCTCAAGAAGAAATGTCTGGACAAGGTCTCTATACATCTTCTGGAAAAGGCTTATATGCTGGTTCTGGGTTGTATGCTTCATCTCGTTCTAGAGGTGGTAATGTAGGTCTTTACCAAGGGTTGGTGTCTCATCAAAATCCCGCCTTGATGTCTCAACCTTTCTCTGCAAACTATCAATTTAAAGCAACTTTACCGGTTGCCTACCAAAAGTATAAGGTATAAATTGTGATTTATAAAAATTGAAATAAACAAACATCTTTATCAAGTAATAAAAATGTTTGAGCAAGAAGAATATAGACAAATAGAAGGATATGACAACTATTCTGTAAGCAATCTAGGAAATGTTAGAAACGATAAGACAGGACGAATATTACAAGGATGTCTGCATAAATTAGGATATTTACACATTAATCTCTATAAAGAAGGAAAAAAGAAAATGTATAAAATTCACAGATTAGTATCCATAGCATTTCTACCAAATCCAAATAACCTTCCAGAAGTTGACCATATTAACAGATTACCATATGATAATAGATTAGAAAATCTTCGTTGGATTTCTATAGGAAATAATGAAAGAAACAAAAAAAAGAGAGAAGGATTAACAAGTAAATATATAGGGATCCATTGGCATAAACAACATAATAAATGGGGTGCAAGCTTAAGTCTTAACGGAAAGAGAATCCATTTGGGATATTTCAAAACAGAAGAAGAAGCATATGAGGCTTGGTGCAACGCTGTTAGAGAAAATAATTTACAAGAGTTCTACGGTCTTTAAGTCCTTTTCTTAAAATATATAATACCTTATTTGTCTATATTTTAAGAAAAATAAAATCTATTCTTAATTATATAATGTCTCTTACTGACACTCAAATCAAAGAACTTTGCAAAAAGATGAATACCCCTCTTGCTGGAGTATTTTTTAAGGATGAAATCCCGAACGCTTTAGAGAAGAACAAAGTCTATTTCATAAATCTTGATGATGAGTATGATGAAGCGGGTTCACTGAACTCTGGTAGTCACTGGACTTGTTTTGTTATTATGAAATATCCAAATGGTGAGTTGGCTCCAATGTATTTTGATAGTTATGGGTGCCCTCCTCCTGAAGGGTGTAAGGAAAAAATGATGAAGGCATCAAAGAAGAAAGTGCCATTCTCAACAAAGGATATTCAGTCTGTAATGGCAAATGCATGTGGCTTCTACTGCACTGCGTGGGCTCATTATATTTTCAACTTCTCTCATAGAACAGGAGATATCTACTTAGATACAGAAATGTTTCTGGATTATTTTGAAGACCTGAATAAATCAACAAATTTCATGAAGAACGAATATATCCTAAAACACTTTTTTCAACCAGCTGATCCAAAACTTCGTAAAGAAATCACAACGATTGCAGATACTAACTCAATCACACAAGACAATAATGGAGGGTTGGATGCTTTTGAATTGCCGGCAATGATGAATATTTAATTTAGCAGGCTAAATAACCAAAGGTTTAGTTCTCTGAACAACCAAAGGTTTAATGTGAATATGTCATTAGGGGAGACAGACCATAAATGCTTTGTCTCCCCTCAATTCATTCATTAACGAGGAATTTCTATTATTTCTAAAAATCCTTTCCTGAACCTTTCATGTGGATCTGCCTCCATATCAATCAATAATGGTTGTAATTTTTCTCTTGTTGCGTATTCATATATACTCAACAACTGCTCTTTTGACACTCCAAGTCCAAACTCAGATAAGATAATATTTACTTCTCTTTGTCCAGATAGTTTCAACAAAACCATATAACTGCAATTATTTCTAATTGTTTTTGGAATTTTGAAATAAGACTGTGATATGAATATAACAGAGACATTCAATTTTCTTGCTCTAATATAGTATTGTTCAACCTTAGACAAATCCTTGGCTAAAACGAGATCGTCCCAAACTACAAGATGATTAAATTCTTTATCAAACTTATCTAACTGTGGTGTATTCTCTACTCCTTCTTTAATAATAATCCTATCAGAAACACTTTCTAACCACTTATAGAGAGGTTCATCTTTATTTCTTGTAATTATGTAGATAGAATTGAATGTACCATCTCCTTGAGAGAATAAGTTTAATAAATTAATCAAGAAATTTGTTTTACCAGATCCAGAAGGAGCTACTATACACATTCTCATTGGTATTTTTAATTTGTGCAAATGGAAATTTGGATTTTCTACTTTGTCTAAAAACTCCTTAGGAATTTTCGTATACATGTTAATAATTTGTCCAGTAGGTTCTTGCTTCTTCTTTTTAGGTGGCATCTTAATATATTATTAAAGAGATAAAATATTATCTGTAATAATGTTATAGAATGGCATCATACAGTCCGCCTACAGAAAATTTAGCAATCTTTGATAGTAGTGTCTTTCTTACTGGCGACGAACCTCTCACATACAATCAAGCGGTAAAGAAATTCTTAAAGTATCCTTCGGCTCAAGGAACCGAAAATCTTTTAACAACAAATGTAAACGGTATTTTAACTGCAAATGATGAAGTCGTCTTTAATGATAGATTAAGACTTTCGTCTGCTACAACAATAGTATGGGAACCAACAGACTACAATTATTTAATTAATAGGGCACTTGTAAAATCTGGAACAGGACACGATAATATATGTATAGGAGCGACTTCTTTGGAAAGTCTTACAACCGGTTCTAATAACTGTTGTGTTGGGACTGACGCTGGACAAGCCATAGATACTGGGAGCAGAAATTGTATTTTTGGAGATTTAGCAGGACAAACACTTCAAAGTGGTAGTGGTAATTGTATATATGGTTCAAGTGGATTAAGAATATTAGTAGCAGGAGACCAAAATGTGGTCGTAGGAGTAGATTCTGCAACAAACACAACTTCATCAAATAGGAGTGTTTCAATTGGTTATTTTACAAATAATCAAGTAACAGATACTACTTACGATGATAGTGTAGCAATAGGTT